GCAAACCAGCGTCCCGACCCGCCAAGACTGGTCGCGCAAGATGTTCACAATGCGTATCGCGGTGGACACGGTAGCGGAAACCATCCTTGGCTTTGAGTATCTAGGCAACCCAATTGGACACTACGCGAACAGCATTCGGGACTTATTCCAAGCATTGATTGCGCAGGGTGTACCATTCAAGGGTGGTCAAATCATCACGGGCAGGGCCGGCGACCTTGGTTTTGACGTGGGTGCGGGTACGATCACAAAGTTTGGCGGCACTGGCGACATTGACAACGCAAACGTTCTAAGCCTCGACGCAGTAGCTAACGCAACCTATGATTTGCTCAGTCGGACAGCTATCGTAACCGAAGACGCGACAAACCTTGTCAAGTTTTGGGACAACGCGGGCAGCATCACGGCTTTAGGTTCTGGTACTTTTGTAGCGCATAGGCTCTACCGTTTTAGCAACGGCCAATTCGCAATCCAATACGGTCAAGGCAACTACGCTAATATCGTATTAGCCCGCGCTGGCTTGCTGATAGAAGACTACGTCCTAAACGAACGTCTCAAAAACGCCACATTCTTCGGCTGGTGGATCCTTGGCGAAACAGCAACAAACACAGGCGGCACAACCCTAACAGAGTTCAGGGAATACACGATTGGCGTGCAGGGCGGCAGTTCTAGCGGCTTGGCCGGTTGCTTGCTTAGGGGCAACAATCTTTCTGACTTGCTGGACGTTTCTGCGGCGCAAGTTAACCTAGACCTTGAGCCTGGCGTTGACGTGCAAGCCTACGCGGCGGTCCTTGCCAACACAACAGCGTCTTACACCTCGGCAGAGGAAACCAAGCTGAGTGGCATTGAAACCGCTGCCGACGTAACCGACACTACAAATGTTGTGGCGGCACTAACCGCCGGAACCAACATAACCATTTCAGGCGGCGGCACAATTGCAGCAACCGACACAAATACCACCTACACAGAGGGCGACGGTGGGCTGACGCAGATCAACTTCACCACGGCCAAGGATACCAAGCTAACCAACATCGAGACTGCGGCAGACGTTACCGACGCCACAAACGTCACGGCAGCGGGCGCATTGATGGATAGCGAGGTGACTAACCTTGCGGCGGTCAAGGCGTTTGATACAGCCGACTACGCGACGGCAGCACAGGGTACGTTGGCGGATAGTGCCGCGCAGATAACTGTTTCCTCAACGGCCCCTAGTTCACCATCAGTCAATGATTTGTGGGTTGATACGACATAATAACCTCACACCTCGTTTTATAATCATTAACAAAACAAATGAAACCTAAAGGAACAAAAATGGTCTTTCCAGTAGACAGCTACCTCACAGCAGAACGCGCCCTTGCGCAGATTGTAACTGACGCCACTGCACACCACACCGATGTGGCGCGGGGTATTGAAACACTCACAGCAGCCCACACCAATCTTGCCGCTATGCTGAAAACGTGGACGCCCGCGGGTGAATGGCTTGAGGAAACTGCTATAGCAAACCCAGACGACCCTGGCTGGCAAGCACTTAAAATTCGGAAGGACCGGATCATTAAAGATTACATGGCTATGGTCGTTCGGGCGCAGGCTGTGCGCGATGCTGCAACCGCTGCAAGCTAAGGTCTAGCCAATGGCCTTTCCATTAATTGAGGCAACGCAGGAGTCAACGGCAGACAGTGAAACACCCTCGTTCACGATGCCTTCTAGCATTGTTTCGGGCGAATTACTGCTTGCCGTTATTGGCTGGCGTGGGTCTTCCCTCCCCGTCACTGTTACGACCTCCGGCTGGACCGAGTTAACCCGCAACAATATTGACAGCGGCAACACAGGCAACGTGCTGGTTGTCTACCGCGAGGCAGACGGGACCGAAGGAACAAGCCTTGTCCTATCTATGGACAGCGCCAATGAAGCCACTTGCGCCATTTCCCGAATTTCAGGATGGGACACGGCAACAGCGCCACTAGGGTCCTCTGGCGGTAGCGGAACAAGCAAGATAAGCAACCCCGACCCGCCAAGCCTTTCATTCGGGTGGACAACCGACACACTAGCAATATGTGGTGTGGTCCAGCGTGAAGACGAAAACTTCAACGTAACCCCAACCGGATATACTGAGGTTGCGGACTTTGAGCGTTCGGACAAGTCTCGAAACCGGATAGACCGGAAGAACATAACGTCCTCACCGGAAAACCCGTCTGCTTACACACTATCATCCGACAGAGAATGTTCTTACTATACGCTGGTGATACCGTCAGGCGGCGGCGGTGGTGGAATAACTAACGGCATTGAGGTTTGGAGCGGGTCGGCATGGGTCACTAAGCCTGTCAAGGTTTGGAGCGGGTCGGCATGGGCGACAAAGCCTTTGAAACGTTGGAATGGCTCGGCGTTTGTATAAAGGGATTATGGTCTTCCATCCATGGTCTGAAAAGAATTGATAATCCGCCACGATTGTGGCATTGTTCTATAAAATAGGGGGCCAATATGGCTGATACCACCACAACAACCTACAGCCTTGTGAAGCCGGAAGTCGGCGCGTCTGAGGACACATGGGGCGCAAAGATCAACACCACGCTTGACTCGCTGGATGACCTACTAGATGGCACGACCGCAATCGCGCCCAATCTTGTCGGCTGGAAAGTTGGCGGCGTTGCTGTCACGTCCACGGCGGCGGAGTTGAATATCCTTGACGGGGTAACATCAACGGCGGCGGAACTGAACCTGTTAGACGGTGTGACGGCCACCACGGCGGAGTTGAATATCCTTGACGGTGTGACCGCCACGGCGGCGGAACTGAACTATATTGACGGCGTAACGTCTGCCATTCAAACGCAGATGGATGCTAAGGCACCGCTTGACGCACCAGATTTTACAGGCATACCAACAGCGCCAACCGCAGCCGCAAGCACAAACACGACGCAGCTTGCAACAACGGCCCAAGTTCGCCTTGCAATCCCTGACGTTCTGAACGCCGGTGGTTCTGCCCCTATCTATGGCTGTCGTGCGTGGGTTAACTTTAACGGAACGGGGGCTGTTGCCATTCGCGCAAGCGGAAACGTGTCGTCGATTACAGACAATGGCATCGGAGATTACACGATAAACCTAACAACAGCACTAACCGACGCGGATTACAGTCTGTCGTTGGCATGTCGAAACGAGATTAACGATGGTGACACTGCGATCAACGTCAAGAGATTGACCACCCCAACGTCTTCTTCGGTGAGGGTCCAATGCACAAGATTTAATAATGGTGAGCAAGACCCTGTTTATGTTTATGCTCAATTTTTTAGGTAAGGAAAAAACATGGAAAAACGTATCATTTACCAGAACGCCGACGGCGGCGTGTCAGTTATCACACCGGCAGATTGCGGTCTAACGGTTGAACAAATCGCAGCAAAAGACGTACCCGCCGGCTTAACCTACAAAATTATTGACGTGTCGGAAGTCCCAATGAACATGATTAGTTAAACGAGTCGAGGTAAGCAATATGCCGTTAATACCCCTTGAACTACCGGCTGGCGCTTATCGCAACGGCACCGAGTTTGACCAATCTGGCCGCTGGCGTGATATGAACCTAGTTCGGTGGCGCGACGGATCATTGCGCCCTGTGGGCGGGTGGCGCTTGCGTGCGGCTACGGCTTACACAGGCGTCCCGCGCGGGATGATTGCATGGGAAGACCTTTCAGGCGATAGGCGCGTTGGGGTCGGATCGTTTAGCAACCTGTATTCAACAAGCGCAAGCGGCACGACAACAGACATAACGCCCGCAGGGTTTACGTCGGGAAGTGAAAAGGCGCTTGTTAATACGGGTTTCGGCGGCGGGTTCTTTGGCACAGGTACGTTCGGCACTGAGCGCGCAGACACGGGCAATTTTGCCGAGGCGACAACGTGGGCAATGGACAACTGGGGCGAATACCTCGTGGTCTGCTCAGTGTCGGATGGCAAACTGTACGAATGGCAGCTTGACACGGGTACGGCGGCGGCGGTGATTGCGAACGCTCCTGTAAATAACCTATCATTGCTGGTTTCTGCGGAACGCTTCCTGTTCGCGCTTGGCGCAGGCGGCAACCCGCGCAAGGTCCAGTGGTCGGATCGTGAGAACAACACGCTATGGACGGCGGCGGATACAAACGAGGCTGGCGACATTGAACTGCAAACCGCTGGGCAAATCATGTGCGGGCTAAAGGTTCGCGGACAATCGCTTGTCTTAACAGATCAAGACGCACATTCAGCAACGTATCAAGGACCGCCATTCGTGTACGCCTTTGAGCGTGTCGGGCAATCGTGCGGCATTATCTCGCGCAAGGCGGCTATCAGCGTTGACGCAGGCGCGTTCTGGATGGGGCAAGAGGGGTTCTTCTCATATTCGGGTGGCACAGTGCAAGAATTGCCTTGCGATGTTGCAGACTACGTTTTCGACGACCTGAACAGATCACAAGCCAGCCTTGTCCACGCCGTACCAATGGCGCAACACGGGGAAATCTGGTGGTTCTATCCGTCTGGCGGTTCAAACGAATGTGACAGATATGTCTCGCTTGATTACAAAGAGGGCCATTGGACATTCGGGCAGATTGACCGGACGTGCGGCGTGGGGCGTGGGGTATTCAAGTACCCCCTTTGGGCTGACTCGCTGGGCAACCTATGGGAGCAGGAAGTTGGCCTGAACTATGGCGGCGCGTCTATCTTTGCCGAAAGCGGGCCTATTAGCATTGGCGCGGGCGATCAAGTGATGTCTGCCACAAGCCTAATCCCAGACGAAAGCACGCAGGGCGATGTCACAGCGACATTCAAGACACGGTTCCACCCCAACGATGTTGAGCGGTCATATGGGCCGTATTCAATGGCAAACCCTACTGACGTGCGGTTTACAGGGCGACAGGTGCGAATGCGCGTTGACGGTGCGAGGCTGGCAAACTGGCGCGTAGGGACAATGCGGCTTGACGTAACGCCGGGTGGCCGCAGATGAGCCGCCTCCCCGTTGTAGGGCATGATCTAAGCGTCTGGGCCAACGATATGCGGCGCTACCTTGGGCGACAGCTTGACCGCTTATCGTGGCGAGTTACGGGTCAGACAGCCTCGGAGAACGGCATGATACTTTGGGATGAGGCGGGTGCCTATCCTGTTGTGTCACTAGACGGGGCATGGCGGCGGGTTGGGACATTCGTTTCAGCCCCAGCGAGTGCAACTGCATCGGGGGCGGCTGGTCATCTAGCGTCTGACGCAAATTACATTTATGTCTGCACCGCAACGGACACATGGAAGCGGGCGGCAATATCGACATGGTAGGCCTTGACGCATATCGTGAATGGATCGAGGCGGCGCTAGAATACAGCGGCGGGACGCACAGTTTTGACGATATCGTGGCGGGAATCGCGTCTGGGCATATGCAGATTTGGCCAGCAGAAAAGGCGTGTGCAGTCACGGAAATTGTGGTATATCCTCAAAAGAAGGTTCTGCATGTGTTTTTGGCAGCGGGTGACTTGGAACAAATCACGAACGCCATATGGGCCGTTGAGGAATGGGGCAAAGCACAGGGGTGCGAAAGCCTGACAATGAATGGCCGATTTGGCTGGCAGCGCGTCTTAAATAAACGGGGATGGACCCCGACAATGGTAGTAATGGAACGGAGCTTATAATGGCCGGCGGTAGCGAAACAAACAAAACAGAAATTCCGGCATGGCTTGAAGGCGCGGCGCGAGGCAACATTGCGCAGGGCCAAGACGTTGCGGGCCTCGGATATGTGCCATACTTCGGGCCGGACGTTGCGGCGTTTACGCCAATGCAACAGGCGTCATTTCAAAACACAGGTCAAGCGGCAAATGCTTTCG